ACATTATGAGAGAAAAAGAATAAGTACTTATCTCTCTCAGCAAATAAAAAGTATAACGCATATGAGAGATGTGGAAAGCTTTAATACTGAGTTTAATATGACTAGTGATTTCATGCTAGCTGCTGATAATAAGATTAGTAGATTTATTAAAAACCGTATTAAAGTAAATTCTTACAAAGAGTACCACTACATAACTCTACCCAGTTCTGTTTTGCAGATTAAGTATACTGGGATAGTATCAGGTGATACGATAATGTGGAAAGAAATTATAGTTCTTCCTATAAAGTTGGAAAAGAAACTAATACCTTTATTAGAAAAGGCAAGAGAATATGACTTATCTTCGCAGAAGCAAAGAGCAAAGAAAACGTAAAGCTGTACAGGGTAACCAGCCTACGCATTCTGCTGCAGCTAAGGTTGCTGAAGCAGTACCGGTGGACGCCCAAAAAGAAGTAGAAACTCTAGAAGAAATCTATGATGACGGTGTGCGTATAAATTTATTAGAAGAAACCGAAGACCTGTTAATAGAATTAGAGCAAAAAACATCAGATGGCCTAGTGGAGTTAGCGGAAGTAATCGATCCTGATACTAATTTTAACCTTGTTAGAGCCCTATCTACTTTAGCCGGTGAAGCTACGCTGGGGTTAGATAAAGAATTAATTGAACGTGCTGTCGATCTAACCTTAGATAGTTTCTCACATCTAAGCGGCTTTGATCCTGTAGCATCCGTATTAGGAGTGCACGGAGGCGATGGCCGAATGCCCAATGCACCGTTACCTCGTTTATTTTTAGACTGTAAAGAAATGCAAAAACTAAAAAACATTCCCTCTCCTGAGGATGAGGATTATGTAACAAAACCAATTGCAGAAGTACAAATAGAAGCCAACCAGGCCCAGTTTCTAGATATCTATGCTAAGCTGTGGCGTGTATTTAAATATTTCCCAGGAGTTGACATAAAGAAGTTTCTTAAAAAGATTAAAAATAGGTGGACTAGGAGACCGGTTAACAAAGCTATACGATGGGTAGAGTGTAATCTTATAAATCCAGGCTGGATGCTATTAACAGGAGAAGCACGAAAATGCCCTCCTGGAGAGGAAGCGGATGATCCTAATGAAAAAGATGAACCGTACTATCTCTCTGCTGAAGACTTAGACGGTACCGGGATGGATTGTGTAGAGGCAGCGGCACTAGTAATGCAGCATCTGGGCACTCACCATCATGATAATAAAAATATTAAAATGTTTATTAACGCAAAGGAACATAGAGAGCTCCACGAAGCTAATAAGTTTGCAACTCTTAATGTTTCTATAAAGCACCCAGATAAGTTTGAAAAACAAATAGATAAGCTAAATAAATCAACCAAACAGGTTCCGCGTTATAAAAAAAGATATTATGATAATAAAGATAAACTTGTTTCTACAGGCAGAGAAACAATAATCATGAAGGGGATTATATAGTGGAATACAAGGAACTTTACTCTAATGAGATTTATCTAGGAGACTACAGCATTGAGTGGGTCGACCAAAAGTTAGTGGTAACTTGTTGTTGCACGGGTAGCCCCTCTATCGAAGTGTTTTCTGATAGTTACAGCACTTGTGATACTTGCGGTAGGAGATACTCTATACTAGAGCTCATAAAAGTAGAAACCCCTGTGTCGCAGGATACGGGTCATGAAAAAGAATTTGAAATAGAGAAAGCAGCCTTTGTAGAGCTAGTGGAACAACAGCATAGTAAAGGACAACGATAATGGGATTCATAACTGATCAACTCAGAAAAAGATTAGCAGATAGAAAGAAAAGTAAAAAACTTAATAAGTCTTATCAAAAAATACCTAAAAAAGATATAACATTTTTACCAGCCACAACGGCCGCGTTATCAATAACAGATCATGTAAATCTGAGACTGCAGGCCCTAATTAATCAAGTTGGAGGAATAGACAAATTTAGTGAAGGTGACTTTACTATAAACTTTATTGATAAAACCAAGGAAAGCGATATAATTCAAAAGAGCAACAAGGTGTTAGGAAAGCAGATTGCACGAGAGTCAGTCTCTTCCTCCTCTACGTTTGGCTCATCCGGCACATCCCAACCTACTGTGTATGATTGGGAGGCCGTGGAAGAAGAAACTGTATCTGAGCTAGCTCCAAATGTGAGCGTCGACCAGCTACAGTACTATATGATTATCATTGAATACACACAAATAAAAGAGGTTGTATGAACAGACTAATATACATTACGGAAGATATACCTGGATGTGGTGCGAATGGAAACGAAAAAGAAGAGGCAATAGTGAGACGTGTCTTGGATCAAGTATTATTTTTAAATACAGTGGATAAGGACAAACCTATACATGTTTTAATAGACACTAATGGCGGATGCGTTAAAACTGCTCTAAGTATTTATGATATACTAAATATGAGTGAAGCTCCTATTTATACGTATGCACTATCAGAAGTGAGCTCAGCTGGTGTTCTAGTATTCTTAGCCGGCGCTAAAAGAATTGCTTTTAAACATAGTCAATTTATGACACATCCTAGTACTATGTCTATGCATGGCTCAGACAGAGATATCGACCAAATAGCCGAATCTTTAAAAGAACAAAATGTAAAGACTAAAGCTATCTTCAAGAAGAAGCTAAAACTAAGCGAGAAGAAATATAAGAAGTTACATGACGCTATTAACTATATGTGGGCAGAGGAAGCTAAGAAATTTAAAATAGTTACGGAAGTCGTTGATAGTTTCCCTGATGAACTAATATTTGGTTCTATGGAGTTTACTTTAGAACTGGGGGAAAAACCAGATGCATAAAGTGGAAACAGTTGAGGACTTACCCCAACCTGTAAGGGCTATGGCTAGGAACTTTTTAAAAGCAGATCTGCATGAACCGGAGATTTATGAGGTAGGAGAGGAAGAGTACGACTCTTTAGCTACGGGTGACGTTGTTACTCAACTATTATATTGGAGAAAAGAACGAAAGTTCTATGCAGTGCTCGCGGGGGACGCTGATCGAAAGATACAGTCACAGATCATTATACATGATCCTTATTTTGTAAAGACTTCTATACTAGCCTTTTATGAAGTAGACGACAGCTCCATTAAAGTATGGAAAGCTAAGTATGGTGATAAAATGTTAGATAATAATATCCTGGAAATGAAGTAGTGCACGAAGATATAGAATATATAGAACTGGATGCTCTGCGTAACAAGTTATGTAAACTTGCTAAATCTGGGAAATTAGATTCTTTAGCAGAAAGGCATGAAGATGTTGCCCTCTTTAAACGCGTGAGAAAAGCAAACGGGGACAAGTGCCCCTATCTAATAGGATGGTGCAGAGCGTTGAAGGCAATTAGACCAGAAATATATAAAGAGTTAATTGAGCTAAATGGCTGATAAAACTGACATAACTACAGGGGAAGGTTCTAACGAACTGATAGAGAATGCGTTATCTAAAATGGATGATAGCGGTACCGTTGCCTTGTCTACTCTAGAAGATGTTCCAGAAATAGAGAGTTTACTAAAGGCATACCCAGAAGAAATGAGAGATAAGCTGATGGTCTCGAAGGAGCAACTAAAGAGACTAGTGCAGCATACAAAAGCTTCTACATATGGTGTATCAGAGACACTACCCTTAGTGTGTAAATCTGCTGAATGCCCTTTTGCAAGTGTTTGTATGTTTGAGAAAACAGGAATAGCCCCCAAAGGTGAGCGCTGTCCTCCTGAAATAATCTTTCTAAATGAGATGGTGCCCCAGCTTATTAAGGATATGGGCGTAGATCTAGAGAATTATATGGAAGTTAGAATGGTCCAGGAGTATGCGGCTACTCTACTTGACGAACGTAGAGCTAGGATGATGATCTCAATAGAGGGAGATGTTAAAGAAGTAGCCACTAGTGTAGTGCAAGCTACCGGTACTGTTTTGTACGCAGAACAAGCTACTCCATACGTCGACATAAAAGAAAGAGCAGTTAAAAGATTAACGCAATTACGTAAAGAATTACTAGCAACTAAAGAGCAAAGGGCTAAGTACAAATTAACAGATGACAGAGACCCATCTACTCGTGCAGCTGAGATGCGAGAAAAGTTCTCTAAAATACAACAGGCAGAAGAAGTCGAAGAACAGAAACTTCAAGAAGACCTGGATAACGCATTCAAGAAGGATAATGAATAATGTTAAATAAACTATCAGGTATAGCAAAGGGAATAAGCTCCATGGCAGGCGCAGCCACAATTAATGGCGCTGCAAGATTAGGCTTCACCGGAGCCGCTGTGGTCGGACAAGCAAAAGCAGTGGCAGGAATAGCCGGTGCATTAACTCTGCACTCTGTAGGGCACTCGCTGGATAATAGTGCTGCACGGGCGCAAAGACAACAAAATGCTTTTACAAAAGAGACGTTTAGAGAATCGGGATGGATGCGGAGACAGTCAATGCTTTTTACAACAGGACTAACTAATAATGGTCTTTCCGGGGGTTTCGGGGCTATGGGTTCCTATGCAGTTGGTCGTACAAAAGATACAATTAAAAGTTTTGCCCAACCCCATATTGGCGTAGGAGCAGGAGTGGGTGCAGGGATAGGGCTGCTCACTGGAGTAGCGGCTGCCTCGTTTACCAAACAACCAGGTGCTGTTGCCTTTATGGCGGGTGCCGGTGCCTTGGCGGGGGCTTACACTGCAAGAAAAGTTGGTTTACAGATACAGGAAGGAGTAAATCTTGCTAAAAGAAATACTCTAAATCGTCCCAGATTTAGCAATAGATCTAGAGGAGGAGGATCTGGATTTAACTCATGGACTAATGCCAAAAGAATGGGGAGACCAGGTCACTTAGGTATGGATGGTAGTGTTCCTTTAGCTTTACATAAAACTAGAAGAAGGAGTACTGTATAATGGCTAGCGCCGCTACAATGGCAGCTAGTGGGGGAAGTGCCCTAGCCGGCACTCTTATAGCTGGCGGCTACGTAGCCTCCGAAACAGCAACGGGATTTAACCCAATGGACGTTATGCCGTCTCCTTGGATGGGTGCCTTATACAGTGGTTTTATGTTTAATCCGTTATCTGCGGCAGCTGCTGTAGGAAGAGGAATATTGCCCGCTGCGACTCGCTCAAAGGAAGACGCATTTGGGACACTTAGACATAGGTATAAAAAAGGAATTATTAGAGGCGGAGAAAAGGTAGGAGGACGGTTTACAACTGTAAACTCTTTTCGATATGGAGGGATGCTGGGGTGGAAAACACTATTACTCGGAGTTAACGAAAACACAGGCTTCTGGTCTAAGAATTTTTCTATAGGTAACGTTTTATTATCCCCAATAGAGCAGTTAGCAAATTCAGTAGGAAAACACTGGCTACCTGATTCAAAAGATCCTTTACTGCTACGGGCTCAATCAGCTCGTAAACTAGGATTAGCTGGAATGTTTAATACAATTGATGTAGATGCTGATAAACTTCCGTCGACAGTAAAAAATAGCTGGTTGTATAAAGCAGCTGGAATTGACGTGAACAAAGCTAAGATGGTTTCCCTAGAAAGTGTCGGCGCTAAGGGTAAAGGCAAGGTACTTAATATTACAGATGACTTAATAAAAGAAGGAATGAAGATAACTGCCGGCAGTGCTGCAGGAAGAGTATTCTCTGTTGCTGCCGGTGCTTACTCCCTGTATGGATGGATGGAAGCTATTAGAGGTGTTTCTTCCTTTTTTGGAGGAATCGCAATCGAAGGAGTTAGCCAGACAGCTAGGAGACTTTATCAATGGGTAGACGAAGTACGTCAACCTGAATTTGGAAGGGGTCGAATCCCCATGGCAATGATGTCAATGAGTGCCGCAACTGAAAGAAGGAGAGCAATACAGGCATCATACTCTTCTAAAATTAATCCAAGTGGTCGCCTTTACGGAAATGAAGCGGCCTATCACCATTCAAGATAAGGAATAACATGGTAAGTATAAAGAAAAAGAATAATGAAACAATTGAATCAATGTTAAAAAGATTTAGAAAAAAGGTGGAGCAATCAGGTCTAATGTACGAACTTCAATATAGACAATATTTTGTAAAACCAAGTCTGGCCAAGAAGATCCGTAAGTTAAAACCATGGCGAACACGCTAATTATTAGTGAAAATCAATTACTAATTTTGAGCAGTGGACATTTAGTAGAAGCTAGTTCCTTCAATAGTAAAGTAGATAAACTACTAACTTTTGAAAATAATGAGTATAAGGAAATATCTGCTATTAAAAGTACACAATCTGCAAAGAGATTAGATAAGTATATAGGAGCACAGGGGCGTAGTATAGTTTGTGGAGAGGATACTATTTTTCTAGCAAATAAAGGAGAATACGTGTCGCCCAAGGGGAAGGACAAAAATATATGGGTATCGCGCTATCTTCCTATCTTTGGAAAAGATACACTAAACTCACAGCAGCTAGAGGTGCTAGCCGCTTCCCTAACTAATATAAACTCTAAGCGGCCTAACCGAGGCAGCGTACAAGCTACTCCTCGTTATCTAGGTTCCCTCTCCGAAGAAACAATAAAGGCTTTACTTGCTAAAATGAATTTAACTCACTTTAAACATTTATCACAAAAAGGCAAAGAAATAATATTAATTATATTAAATAGGCTAGGCGTAGCCTTTGATGGCCAGACCAAACACGCTGCCACTGAGGTTACTGGGACTATCAGGTTAAAGAAAAAGAATGCAAGGCGTAAGAGAGCTATTAAGCCAGAAAGTCTTAGGTTCATAGAGAAGAGCAAGGAAACTGGTATTGAATTTTCATTTAATGAAGACATTAAAAATGTAGTGATAGGGAGCTTTATATGTCAGCCAAGTTAACCGATGAGGAATTATTAGAGGCACAGATACTAGCAGACCCTGTATATTTTGCTGAGGTATACCTGCGTTCTCCTTCACACCCTAAGGACCCTCTGTATTTAAGAAATTATCAGAAAAAGATATTGAGGGATCGTGCACAGAAAAGGGTGCTGAGACTCGGAAGAAGGTGCGTGGCGGGAACTGATACTATTTTTACTCCTCGGGGGCCTATGTCTTTCGAAGAAGTGGCTCACACTCGTCCACCAATATGGACGGTAGATCATGAGCAGAATATAGTAGAAACAGAGGAATATGAAGTTTGGGAAAATGGGACAGTACCTACCTTAGAGATAAAGACTATTTCAGGTAAGACCCAAAGGGTGTCTTATAATCATCCTATATATGTGTACACTAGTACTGGCCCCAAAATGGTCAAGGCAGAAGAACTTACCGGGAATGAGTGGGTAGGGGCCCCAAAGAAACTTACTATAGAAGATACCATATCCGTAGGAATGGATATAGCGTATTTGCTAGGCTATCTTGTCGGAGACGGAGGTACTAGTGGAAAAAGTATACGATTTACTAATATGGATTCAGGAGTAATAGAGCATTTACGAGAAGTGTCAAGAAGAGAAGGTATTACCTTGAATAAAATCCATGGAGACTATGAATATAGCTTATCAGTGCCGAGGGGCGGTCCCAAGTCAAAAATACAGGATTTAGTAGAAGAACATAAGCTAAGAAAGTTAGCTAAACATAAGGAAGTGCCTGTTGCTCTTTACACTGCGCCTATTGAAGAAGTAGCTGCTTTCCTGGGAGCATACTGGGACTGTGATGGGTGGGTTTCACAGCGCAAGACAGGGAAAAAAGAAGTAGGTGTATCCTCTGCTTCAAAGAAATTATTAGAAGGAACAAAGTTTCTTCTAAACAGACTTGGCATCAACCCTTCTATGCGCTATAAAAAAGCTAAGTTTGCTGGGAAAGTATTTGATTCCTGGGTCTTAGAATTAAGATATACTGAAGATATTAAAACCTTTTTTTCAGAAGTAAAATTACATGGGGAAAAAGAAGGTAGAAAACAAGCCATATTAATGACTCTTAAGGGAGAAAGCACTGCCTGGCAAAATAGAATGCCTAAAGAATGTGTAAAAGCTCTACGAGAGGAGGCGGCTGCGCAGGGCAGAAGTATTAATAGCTTAGACCCTATTAAAGACTTTAAATTATATAACCGCTCTAACATAAAAAGAAAAACATTATTTGCTGCCGACAAGCTGGGAAGAAAAGATATAATTAATACAATTTCAAATGATCTACTGTGGGAACCTATCGTTTCTATTACTAAACGTAGTTCTATAAATACGTGGGATATTAGTGTAGATCAAACTGAAAATTTAATAGGTAATGGACTATGTTTATCAAATACTGGAAAAACGGTTACGCTCGCTATTGAAGCAATATGGAAAGCCTTTACCCATAACGATAGAGAAGTTTTAATAGTTGCGGGTTATGACTCACAAGTGGGAACCCTGTTTAATCTTATAAGTCGAATGACTAAGGATGCTCCCGATATTAGGGATTCCATTGAACGTACAAGAATGCGCCCTTACGAGATCTGGTTTAAAAACGGATCAGTAATTATGGGATTTGTTGGGAATAATTCTGTCCGGGGTAAATGCTTCCCGGGCACTACTAAGATATTAATGGAAGACGGTGTCACTACTAGCTTTGTAAAGGATATAAAAGTAGGAGATAAAGTTCTATCAATAGATATAGATAAGGATTCCAATAATAAAGTGGCAGGAGAGGTGTCTGCTGTGCATGACAACGGAGTTAAGGACGTATACGCCCTAGAGACTACCAGCGAAAGATTACTGCACTGCACCGCTAACCATAAAGTGATGGTTCTACACAGAGGCTGGACTCCTGCAGAAGATATTAAAACACATGCAGATCACGGTAATAAAGCTGACTTTATCTCCACGGTACATCCCAACGGCTCCACGTACTGGGCGAGGGCTAAACAATTCACTAAAGTCGGAGCCAGGGCTACCTACGATATTACAGTAGAACCCGCGCATTGCATGGTTGCATTTAATGATGTGGCGAAGAGCGGCGGAGGAGTAGCAGTAGGAGAAAGTGTCCTATCCGGCTATTCTGTTAAGGGAATCCATTCTGGCGGCATTCTAGTACATAATTCAGCAAACGACGTATACATTGATGAAATTGACTCCATCCCTAATGATGCCCTAATTGAAGCAGTGGTGCCTATTACCACCACATATGCCGATACTTCTGTTACTGTGTCGGGAACACCCACAGGTAAAAGAGAATATTTTTACACCGTGAGTACTAATAAAGAAAAGATGGGATTTAACGAGCACCATTATCCGTCTATGCTCAGCCCTGAGTGGTCCACGGAAAAAGAGGAGGGGATTAAATTAGTTACTTCGGCTAGCCAGTATGAACATGAATACTTAGCTGAGTTCGGATCAGCTTCTGAAGGTGTCTTTAAAAATAATTATGTAGATAAAAATTTATATGTGTATAAGTACTCAGACCTAAAAGTTAACCCAGATAACTACTATATCCTAGGAGTAGATTGGAACGAATCTCAGTACGGCGTACAAGCGGTAGTATTAGAGTACTTAAACTCTACTGAGGAAGTACTCCCTTTTAATAATGGAGAATGGAAGACAGGAGAAGGGAAATTTATTAATCCCATAAGTAAAACAAACGCTCTACGCGTCTTCTATGCTGATGCCATTGATCCTGTTGATTACACTAATATGGGTTCTGTAGAATTTATTATAAAAATGATGAAGAAAATTCCTTTCTCTATATTAGCCTTTGATAGGGGCCACGGAGAAGCGAATTACGAAATGCTAAGACTCTCTCTTGAAAGGGGAGAAGGACCAATGGGTACTAAGTGCACAGGACAGAAGCATCTATTAAATAATATGATGTCAGTAGATCTTGGAGGAAGTACAGATATTATTGATAGGGTAACCGGTACATCCACTAAAGCATTGACTAAAAATGTTATGGTTAAGAACACACAACTTATCAATGAAATGGAACAGCTTATCATCCCTGCTGTAGACAAAAGTAATAGTATAGTAGAAAACGATGAATCAAAGTTAATAGGACAAATGCGGGGTTATGTGGTAGAACGTTACGGTAAAGCGGGAGAAGTATACGCATCTACGTGTAAGGATGGACTGGATCACAGACTAGATGCATTGATGCTGGGTATATATGGTTTCACCCTTAGTAAATCTATTTTCCATAAAAGAGATTCTGACCTTGCTGTTGAGAACTCGGACACTGAACCTATGCTCCGCATAACGCCAGGATGGCGCTCTGAGTTTTCAGACACTGCGGAAGGAGGTCCTGTTGTTAAGAGTAACGAGGATGGCACTATTACTTATGATCATGGAAACGTGGCTGGAGATTCCGAGCCGGATGAGTACTCCAGGGATTCTGAGGGCAACTTAAGAAAAGTCGGAAACAGCTACACGTCCAGTAAGTTTAGTCACACTAAACGTTCATTTGTTAACCCTAATAAACGGAGGCGCTTCTAATGGCTTTAAACGAGCAAACACAACAAAATATTGATTCAGTTGTAGATGACATGTTGAAAGAATTGCAAACTCAGGTTCGGGAAAGAGCAGAGCAGCTGAAAGCTGCTATTCCCGCGGAGTATTGTGTAGATCCAGAAACCGGAAGCATGAAAACTCAATATGTGAAAAAAGAGGAATGTGTTGCAGATGGGTATGAGTGGCAGGTAAACCTGGAGAAAAAAAGAGACATTGCTAGGAACAATGAAAAATTAACAGAAGTCTGCTCCGATCCCCGGTATACTACAGAGAAGGACTGTACAGACGCAGGGAAAATATGGGCGCCAGATCTAAGCCACAAATCTGCTAATAAATATCTAGACCAGGTTCAGTCTTGGATAAAGGGACATGCCGCTAATGTGGAGTCTAGCCCCACTCTCTATCTAGCCCCTCGGACATCTTTAATCAAGGTACCCTATGGTATTATTCGAAAAGCCGCAGAAGAGCATAAGAGTATAATAGTAGTCCCATACTCCTCAGCTAATCCCTTGCGATTAGATAAAAGAATTTTTAAGGAGGACATAGCTAGTATTAAACACTCAAAGGACGATGCGCTATATTTAGGGTTTACAAAAGCTAGTCTTGCTGCTATAGCCTCCGGCTCCACGGTGCCGTCAGGTGGAAATAAAATCGCACCGTTTACCACTCTTATCAAAGAGATCTCGTACGATGATACCGTAGGTGAGCTTACTATTTCGTTATATAATCGTCCTGGAAGTGGCTCTGCTTTTGGTCCGGAAAAGTGGTCAAATTATGTAAACATACCGCTAACTGACGATAGCAAAGATTCCCTCGAAGTAGAGTTAGGTAGATATGCTGACCCTTCTAGTCCTTCAGCTGGGGGAGTTGTTGAGAACTTTTTAAATGGATGGAAGTACGAAGTTTCACATGCTTTATCCGGTCAAATGAAAGATACTGCACGTGACTTTCTGAATGTGATAGATGAAGAAGTTCTTAGTAGACAATTTATCTGTTGTATTTTCTTTGAGATTCTAAATAATAGCACAGTGGACTTTGCTGATGTAGATATTAATGGAGTTAAAGGCACTCCTACGGAACTCTACCATAAACTTTTAGAAAATAAGGCTGAAGTTCAAAAGTTTCTTGACGATAATAGAGAATTTTTACTAGATATAAAAGCAGTTTTAGAGATTTTACTAGTTCATTTTTCGGAACACCGGGTAGATATTGTAATCCCGAGCGTTGGCTTAAATATTTCTCGTATGTTGTTAAACGCAATATATATGACAATTATCATAGTAGCAGAAGAAGCACAGACTGAAGCTTTAAAAAGACAAATGAAATGGTTAGAAAAACAGAAAGAAAAAACACTCAAAGCGATTGAGGAAAGCGGGGATACTGAGGCGGGTAGAATCGCCGCAGGGGTTGCCAAATGCGTGCCACTAGAGAAACTAATAGTTGTAATAATTAACGCCCTTTTTGGCAAGGACGGAATGTTAAAGTATATCACGGGCATAGTTACTCGGATGAAGAAGGCACTGGCCCTGAAGGGGGAGGAAGTGAAGGAAGGTATGAATATATCGGCTTCTGCTAAAAGTTCCCTCAAGTATGTTCCTCTTATAAAGGGAACCTTAGACATTGTAAATTTGTTACTTAGTCTAAATTTAGATGCATGGGATTTATGTCAATCTTATGGGGATAGATACCTGAATGACGAGAGTGCAGGAGAAACCGGCACACAAGGAACTGGAGAAACTGGAGACGTAGGCAGTGGAGGGACCGGAGATTATGACGTATCCAGTTCGCCTGGAGGGGCAGATTCTAATATCCCAATACAGCCGGGTCTTCAAGAAGGATCCCAGAATCTAGGGATTAACACGGGAGGAGCTAATGCGAGGACCACAGGGGGTACCATTGACATAACTAATAGTACAATAGATCCTTTGAAACTTTTACTATTAAAGGATAATCAAGAAATTACTAAAGTATTTGCACAATATTTAGAGTTCTCTCCGCAAGAGGCTGCGGATCTAGTACAGCAAGCTAAGACAGGTGAGTGTTCAAAGAACCTGGATCTTGCAGACGCCGAGGCATTGAAAGCTCTATTTAATCAAGCAGGAGTTAATATATAATGGCAAGTTTTAATCCATTCTCATTCTTCAAGGCAAAGACACTTGAAGAAAAAATAGAAGATATAATAGAAAAGCGAAACTCTTCTGCTCTGCACAACCAGGCACTGGAGGAGGGACAAACAGATGCTTCTGCTAAGTCTCTTAGCATCGCTAATATCCTAAAAACATTAAAATCTAAAGTACTAGGTGCGTTCAAAGGAGGAGTTAGAGGTGTTTTTCAATCCCCAGAATGGGACTTTAAAAAAGCTCAACTAGCCTTTACAAATGAGTCTATATTTAGAAGAGCAGTAGAAAAATATACAGAACAAATTAGAAAGCACGATTGGGAATTTGTAGGAAAAAATCCTAATACTGTAAACTATATTAGAAAAAGATTTGAACAAATTGCTACGGTTACGAATAAGCCTACCTCTGATTTATTCGACGAGTTAGCCTATAATATTGTTCTATATAATAATATAATCGTAACAAAGCAAAGAAACAGAAAAGCGTCCGGTGGGAAACCTAGGGTTACTTTTGATGGTTTTAATAGAGTTCCCGTTGCAGGCTACTCTATCTTAGACCCCTCTACCGTTGAAGTAGATAAGGATGACTTTGGTAATGTACGGAAATGGCGACAGACGAGAAAACAGAGTGCTAATAGAAATTTACTAAGGCAGGAGGACGATGTAGCAATTGAATGGGCGACGCATAATGTCATCCATGTAAAGGATCGTTCTGCCTCCTCTAGCTTGTACTTCTTTGCTATGCCCATGGCCGTTCCTGTTATTGCGGATATGCAAGCACTTAGAGAATTAGAAGAATTAGTTTTATTGGAATCTATAAAAGTTGCTGTACCAAAGCTACACGCTAAGGTAGGCTCTAAGGAGCAGCCAGGCACCCAGGAACAAGTAGACGATCTAGCTTCCACTATACGTAATATTACTGGTGATGGAATATTAATAACTACAGAAAGAATTACATTGGATGACGTAGCAAAGGCAACTAATGCTAATAATATTTTAACTTCTTCTATTTCTTACTTTAGGGCCAGAGTGTTGGCCGGCCTGGGGATGTCAGATATAGCAATGGGACAAGGAGATACTGCGAACAGGTCAACAGCACAAGTGATGTCTTCTGAAATTCAAAGTACTTCTGCTAAATATCAAAGAATTCTAAAAAGGGCTATTGAATTTTACATTATAAAAGAGTTACTTTACGAGTCTGGGTATACTGAGTTCACATTAGACGAGAAAAATATGGTTTACTTATCTATTCCAGAAGTTGACTTAGCAGAAAAGATAAAGAGAGAAGCCCATCAGTTAAATCTCTATCTATCAAACGCAATAACAGAAGATGAGCTTAGAGAAAATCTGGGTAAGGATATCTTAAGTGAAGTCGAGCGAGGAGGCCTTTATATAAATAAAGTACAAATTCCTCTGGCTGAGGCCACGGCAAAAGCAGCTTCAGACGCAGCAGCGCAGAATTCTTCTGAAAGTACATCTAGACCTACCAATCAGCATGGAAAACAATTAGTTAAACCTGCAATTTCTAAAGATTATTATAGGATGCTTTGGGATACTTGTCTTAAATTTGACAACATGCAAGACATACAAAATGAGTTAATCGGGTCTAACTTAGAGCCGAATGACATAACTTCAGTAGACTTGATGATCAGAAATCATTCAAGAAATATTGAATTGGTAGATGCTACGAATTTGGTTTTTACAGCTTTAGAGGATACGGTAGTTAATGGATAGAGAAAATGAATTAGAATTTAGATGCCCTTACTGTAGTTCATTGTTATGTAAATATAAAGAGTCCGAAATTCCTTTCGCAATTGAGGTTAAGTGCCAAAAGCGAGGATGCGGAACAGTAAATGTTAGAGGCAATTGTGTTCCTATGGATCTATTAGAATTAAGATGTGAACATATAGATCTAAAGAAATCAGAAAAGTGGGGAATAGATACTATCTGCAATAAGTTATTAGCGAAGGTAGTAGCGAACACTTCTTGTGAAATCAAATGCCCTAGATGCAAACAGATAACACACAACCGAGAGGACATATAAATGAGTAAATTATTACACAACTTTTCAGACAACAGTACTGCGCAGTTAGCAGATTTCACTGTCTCCAAAGATAGTATTCCTTCTTCTTTATTAGTTACTATTGATGCAACGCATGCAGGGTATAAAAATAAGAATGGATTTTGGTATGACTCAGAGTCAATGCGGTATGCAGTAAACAACGATGTCTGGACTAAGCCTTTCCCGAAACCACTACTTAAAAACCATAACTTAGATAGTGAGCCCTTAGGCCGGGTACAAGAAGCTAGGTTTATAGACACCGAAGACGGCAAAGGATTCACACAACTAGACGTATTAATCACGGACAAGGAAGCAATAGAAAAGATTTTAGATGGTAGATACTTAACAGTGTCTACTCACGGTGCCCCCCTCAAAGATTCCCCAGTTAACTTTAATTTTGTAGAATGTTCTATTTGTGGAACAAACTTAAATATAGAAGACTTTTGTGGACATAGTAGAGGGAGAGCATATGAAGATGATAATGGAAATGAAAGATTATGTTATTGGAGAGTTGGAGCATTGGACTATAAAGAAGTATCTATAGTAAATAACCCAGCAGACAATGACGGAGATACAGCAGCTCAAATTACTAGCATGGCTATGATGGATGGAGAAACTCCTGAAGTAGCCGATAATAAAGCAGCTGAATCTAACATGTTAGTATTTCTAGACAGTGAAGTATCTTATGCTGATGCGGCTTTCCTAGAAATAACTGATGTGTCTAGCTTAATAGCAAATAAAGAATTATGGAAAGCAGTAGGGGAGGACAAACAAAAGTACATAAGCAGTAAAGGATTAATATTTACTAGGGACGGTACAAATTCTCAGGAGCTGAAAGAAAAGCCTGAAGAAACTCCATTAGTTACTCCTACTGTTAAAGATTTTACAACTGTCCCTACGTGGGAAAACGACAAAGTATCTATTACATCCAGTGAAAAAGGTGGAAGCTCTATTGAGCATACACACACTGTAATGTACGAGGATGACTTAGGTAACGGCTGGACTGATCATGTCTTAGGACATAGTCACGATGTTGTGGATGGTAAATTGAAAAATGCTATGGTTAGTAATACTGATGAAGTGCACACGCACTCTGTTGAAGGAGAAGTGGACTATGTATATTCTAAAAAAGTATTAGACCATAGTGATGGACACAGACACGGTGTGTATGTTAATGCAGCAGGAAACGGGCACTCTAGCTGGGTTGAAGGACATTCACATGAAGTGGTTGATGGAAATATATTAAGTGGATTATCTAAAGGCAAAGAAGAACCGCATAAACATAGTTTAGTGGATTTTAATAAAGAAGATAATGCAGACATGGCAGGCTCTTTCTTTAGCATTAAAGACGTAGAGAATTATTTAAACGAATTAAATGCTAGTGATAACCTAGATGAAAAACAAATAAAGATTAAAGATCAATTTGAAAAGATAATGGAAAGTTTTCATAGTAACGAAAACCGTTGTATTGATTATGAAATTGATTTAATAATAAAGTCATTAGAACTGTATAGCTAAGATTGACATAACTTAAGATATAATAGGGGAATATTACAATGAAATTAACAGAGAAAACTTTAGAAAGATTACAGGAGATTCTGAAAGACGCTAGTCCCGAAAAGATTGAGCGCATTAGATTACTTGTAACTTCAAATTCAACTGTATCTCAAGAACTTAAGGATGCATTTATTGCACGTATTGACGAAACAGTTGCACCAAAAGACAACGCAGAAGAAGAAGTAGAAGAGCAAGAAGCTCCTGCTGATTTATCTGCCGCATTATCAGTTGAAGGTATGGAAGATTATTTATCTTCAATTAAAAAAGAAGCATATAAACAAGGCTACGAAGAGGGTGCACTTGCTACTACTTTAAGTATCGAGAAACCTGTGAACGCTGAGGATAATGCTTCTGAAGAAGACGAACCAAAGGATAGTGAAGAGCCTAAAGAAGAAAACTCTAACGAAGATATCAAAGAAGTTTTGATTGATTCAGTTATTAAGTTATCTACTGCCCTTCGCAAATCAGAGATTAATTTAGAAGATGTAGATGGATCTCAAGCTGAATATAAAAAAGGTCTTAATGAAATGAAAATGGAAGACCTCAAACAAGTGTATTCAGACTTGTCTAAAGATATGATCGATGCATTTTCTAATACGCCATCGGAATCATTAGAAGGAGATTCCTTAGTAGAGGATCAACCAACTGGTGACGAAGACAATGCAAAAGATAACGCCAATGAGAGCGATGCATATAAAGTAATTGAGTCTTATATTAATAAGATTAATAAAGATTAGGAGAATATAAACAATGGCAAAGTTAAATTTTAAGGCTGGTGGAACTAGTCGAAAACTTAAAAGAACCCCTTCCAAGTATAGAGAATCACTAGGAAGACCAAATATTAGTCAATCAGCAGGTGTACGACCTGCGTTTCCATTGATGCCTTACGAGCATCTAGAATTAAAACACAAAGATGTATCTACAGAGGATTATATAGTAATCCCTAAAGGTAGAATTGTATCTGCTATTACATCAAACACTAACTATGATAAAAATGCTTATCCAGAAGGTGACTACTATGGAGTTGCTAAGGGTATCATGGGCTTAATGGTTCCTTGTAACGGGTCAGGCTCAGCGATTAATATCGACAGTCCTGTTGCAGCTAATCAAACCCTTGCCGCTAGTTTGCCTATTGGTATTGCAGAGCACGATGTGTATCAAGATATCGGTGGTACTAACTTAAACTACGACATGAGAAATAAAAACTGGGGTGTTTTATGCCATCAGTTAATTAAAGTACCTTCAATAAACTTAACTGCTTTTGATGCTTTCTTTGTTACTGCTGATAAGTTCGGTGATACTAGTGCGGTTGGTCAGGCTGACTTTTCAGTATCAGGCGGTGGCTATGATGAATGTGAAAAGTTATACTCATGGTTAAGTTACACTACTGGCGGTTCCAGCTTAGGTGCAGATGCCGGTGATATGGTTGCAGCCGATGCTTACGGCAACTATGTAGTAACAGCAACTGCGGATGCTAAAGTAGTTGGTAAGATTATGGGTGTTGACTATAGATTTAACAAAGATCTATTAGATACAGTCCAATCAAAGTATGATGACGGTGCTGCCTATAGATTATCGGGCACAGGTACATTTGGTATACCTCAACATTTGTATGACTTTGCTTATAAAGCCATTGATGCTGCGTTATCCCTAAATAATCAAACTTGGGCTGGTAAATCTGATTTTACTGTTGACGGTACTGTTCTTGCAGCCGGCATCGATCCAGCAAAACTTATTCTACATGCTGTAGAAGAAGGTGTGTTTGGCGAAGCTTGGATTTTAATTAACATATAATAGGAGAATATAACAATGGCTAAACTTAACTTTAAGGCTAGTGGAACTGGTCGTAAATTAAAAAGAACCCCTAGTAAGTATAGGGAGTCTTTAGGAAGACCTAATATCAGCCAATCGGCTGGAATTAGACCTGCATTTCCATTGATGCCTTTTAAGAGCTTACCTGTTTCTTTTGTAGATGTATCTACAGAAGATGCAGTAGTAATCCCTAAAGGTAGAATTGTATCTGCTATTACATCAAACACTGATCTAGACACTGCGTATGACAATGGTGACTACTATGGAGTCGCTAAAGGCATCATGGGCTTAATGGTTCCTTGTAACGGTAACGCTGATCGTGATGTAACATCTCCTGTAGAAGGAGAAACTACTGTCACTATCGCAGCTAATAAACCTATCGGTGTCGCTGAGCACGATGTGTATCAAGATATGCGTGGAGTAAACTTAAACTACGACATGAGAAATAAAAACTGGGGTGTTTTATGTCAGCAACTTATTAAGTTGCCTGCTGTAGATACTTATCAGTTTGATGAATTCATGGGCGAAGCTGGTTTATTTGTTCCCGCAGGTGCAGGAGCTGCGCAAGTGGCTCAAGCCGACGCTACGGGCTCTGCCTCAGATGCCGCAGCTAATGGCTTTACAATCACGTTAACTGCTAGCAATAACGGCATATTAGCGGGCTCTGTAATTACATCGGTAACGGGTGCCACAGCAGGCGCATTAGCTCTAACTACTAACTATACGTATAACGATAGTACTGGTGCTCTTGTGATCTTAGCAGCTGCAGTTACTGATGACGAAGTAGTAACTGTGGTGTGGACTGCTTTGGATGCGAATGTCGAATCCGGCGCTCCGGCGGCCGCCTTAGCTTCCGCTGATTTTGGCTATTCTGCTGTTACTGGCTCTTATGCTTTCTATACTTACAACAGTGAGAATAACGAAGGTGACGCAGGTGAATCCTTGATATCTGATTTCTATGGAAACTGGATGCCGGGAACTACAGCAGGTCTAGTAGTAGGTAATTTAATGGGTGTTGACTATAGGTTTAATAAAGACTTATTGGATACAGTCCAATCAAAATATGATGACGATGCTCTTTATCGTTTAGCAGGCACAGGTACATTTGGTATACCTCAGCACTTGTATGACTTTGCTTATAAAGCTTTAGATGCAGCTTTATTAAAAGCAGGTACTACTTGGGCAGGTAAGTGGGCTGGTGTCGACGAGGCTAAAAAGATTAAAGAGGCAGTTGATGCAGGTGTCTTTGGTGAGGCTTGGATCAACCTAAACATTTAATAAATGAAAACAACGAATAAAAGAAAGAGAACTCCATTGAGAGAGTCTGCTTTAAACGCTTTTAAGGAGAAATATATAAATGAAAGTAACTAAGCATACATCAAAGCAGGCTCATGCTCAGAAACTTATATACGATATCTTTACTAATAATGGTATTGTAGGTATTGAAACTGAGGACAAAGATAGATTGAATCTTGAGTTCAACTTTTCTGACGTATTTAATATGGAAAGAGAATTTGACAGCGCCGGCTTAGGTGACTTTAAAGATGCTTTCTTTACAGAAGATTTAACACGTTTTATCGGTACAACTGTAACTTCACTTGTACAAGAAGCTGTTGAACCTGAACTTTTAGTAGTACCTAATTTGTTTAAACAAATTAGCTACGAAGGTCCAGGAAGAACTGTAGAGATTGGCGGAATGGGTGCAATGCATGCAGCAGAAGTACCTGAAGGTCAAGAATATCCTGAAGCAGATTTCTCATTCGGTGATGGACACATCATCCAATTAGGAATTGCTAAACATGGATTAAAATTACGCGTAACTCAAGAAGTTATTGATGACAATCTATTTGATGTCTTTGGAATGTGGTTAAGCATGGCTGGTAAAGCTCTTGCACGACATAAAGAAGAGTATGGTATTGCTCTTTTAAATGACATGGGTATATCTGTATTTGACAACGGCGTTGCAGAAACGGCTACTGATGCCTCAGAGTTAGGATATACACATGGTCGTAATATAGACGGAAGCTTTAACGGCTCTATGACTACTAACGATATCTTCGATATGTGGATTTATGGATATCTTCGTGGATTTAACTATGACACATTATTAATGAATCCTCTTGCATGGAAAGTTTTTATGAACGATCCTAAAGCACGAGAAATCTTATTCGCTAATGGTGTGTTAGCATCTAACCGAGGACCAGCAGGTTCTGGCGCTAGTACTTTTGGTTCTAGCTTTGGACAGTTGGGTTATAAATCAGATCCTTATGGAAATGACTATAACAACTTAGGTAATGGTGTCGCAGGACCTAATCCTTTCACTCAATCATTAAACCCATTAGGTGCTTCTTTTAATATTGCACCTAAATATTTGCCTTCACCGTTGAAAGTAATTGTATCTCCTCACGTAGGATATGGTACAGCTACTGCTACGGCAGCCACAGGTGATGATGGCGATAGTGTATACGTTACTGACATTATTATGGCTGATTCACAGAATGCAGGCTTATTGATGTCTAAAGAAGGTGTATCAATGGATGAATGGAAAGATCCTGAAACGGATATTCGGTCAATGAAGATCAAAGAACGATGGGGCATGGCTTTACTTGCACAAGGTAAAGGTGTGGCTGTTGCTAAGAACATTGTAATCAAAGACAACTATGTATTTGATAATGTTAATAATGCGACTATCGGGACTGTTGATCCAGGCGCTGCTGCTTTAGTAAGCTAAGCCAGTTGACATAATACTGAATAAGTCTGGGGGTACTGTGTACCCCCAGACTGTTCATCACAAATATAAGGAGTATGAACATGGCCAAGAATAAATCTGATAAATATGTACGTTTAACAGAGGGCAATGCTGTATGGCATTCAGAGAAAAGCAATCTTAGATTATCTGCTTTAGCGGAGGGTCAAAGCTATGCCAAACTTTCTGAATTAGCAGAAGCAAGTCTTGCTGCTGTACAGAAAGGCGTAGATGCCGGTCTATTAGAATACACTAAGAGCCCTAAAGATAAAGCTAAAAATAGTACAACAAGTAGAAGTCCTTTAGTTGAGTCTAATAGAGCTAGTTTTAAATGGACAGATGAAGAAAAAAGAGGAACTGGTAAAGTTCTAAAAACACCTTCATTCTCTAGTAGAACAATGGGGATAGATAGTGACAGTAAAGTAGATAAGCAAGCATTTAATGTGCTTTCACAATCGCCTAAACCCTGCACAAAGGAACTCTCTACAATACTTTCTAAATTAGATGATAAGGCTGATAAGGTTGAATTCTTAAAAGCTTGTTATACGATTGAAAAAAGTGGAGCTAACCCGAGTATGCACCCAAGAACAGAAGTAATGGACTTTTTAAAAGATGCATTATTTAATCTGGGAGTATCCAGCGGGATTAGTAGAATAAGTGTAGACGAAGAACCATTAGTAGGAAACGTCGAACCAGTAAGGTTTAAGCTTTAATGGCTAAGATTAATCCAGGCGGTAAGGCGGGAAAGCGCAAGAAAAAGAAGCCCGGCGAGAAAAAGCCTAAAAAGAAATACTAAGGAGATTAAATGGCATTTGATGTAATAGGAGCAAAGTATTACAAAACAGTAGACGGGGTTCTCACAGAGTTCAACGCCATGGGCGCTTCAGATGTGCCTACTGCTGCTGCTATTGACATTGAATTTTCATCTAATGTTCTAGGTACTTCAATTCTATCCTATGCTGCTACCTTATTTAGAACTCTTAGCGATGGAGGAAACGAAACACCTGTTGATGTTGTCCTAGCGCCTGAGGGTGATAATAAAATAAGGGTAACTCCTACGGATGATCTTGTAGAGAGTAGCTCTTATACTTTATACATTCCTAGAAGTAGTCATGGTATAAAATCAATCGAGGGAGAATCTTTAATTAAAGGATTCTCAATGTCGTTTAGTAGTGTCGCAGGAGCGGATGAAACACCTACTCCCGTAGAAGTAACAGATGACTCGACTGAGTTAATAGGGATAATTCCGGAAGAATTATATTTAATGTCAAGTATTCCTGCTGAGGACAGTATAATGCAATCAGGACTTAGTTTAATTGCTAAGTTTGATGGTAGACTTCCTAGCGCGGATGGTGCGACTACCTTTACCGTAGAGACCAGACATCCTCTAGGTAAGCCTGTTGATTCCTTATGGGGAGCAGAGGCTAATCTAAATGGGGAAGTCCTAGGCTCGGAAATCTATATTAGTTCTACGATAGACTATTCAACGCTATCAGCGGAACAGATAGATAGACTAGCTGTGGTTGGGGAAGATGCTATTACTGAAGACAGTATTATAGTGTCAGATAAAACCGCGGATAGTGATGGGTTACTGACTCTAGGCTTTGACCCTAACACTATATTTGAAGTAACTGTTAATGTTGATGTAAACGAACAGGCTCCTACCATCTCCTTCATGGGACTTATAAGTCCCTTCTTTTCTACACTAGAAGAAGCTAAGATGGAGATTGGACCTTTTGTTCAACAATATGATGACTTCACAATTGCTTTATCTATTTATAGACATTCTATAACGGCTAAACAATTGTATAGTGGTACTATCGATATGGATAATATTCCTCCTAGAATAGGAGAATACGTAATCGCAAGGACTAAGAGAGATATCTTGTCTACATACTTCACTGATCCTAGTGGAGCAGGGGCAGGAACTCTAGGATTGGGAGATCTTAAATTATCAGGTAAGAACCTAGTGGACTACCTTAGTGTTAACATTTCAGCGTTAGATATGAAAATTGTTGCACTAGAACGTTTATTGAAACAAGGAGATAGTTCATCTACTCCGTATACTGACTATACTCACCAGAGCTTACCAGTGAGAACAACTAGTTCTTCTGCTGGGGAAACGTATGGAAATGATTATAGTTCTAGAGGCTTTAATAGAGCTTTAGATAGAGAATAGTATGTTGACACCTTGGAGGAGCTCAAAGGCAGGTAATCAACTTAAAAGAACATTTGACAAAGTAATGGAGCAATTTGGACATAATGTTCTCTATCGTAGATACAGTATAGGGGATAAGAGTAAATACTATGATGAGTCTACCGGAGACGGTAACGGAGGCCCTAAATGGGTATTTACTGATGAGGTCATTAAAGTTAGACATGATCCTATGAGTGTACGCGGAGCAGTTGGAATCACTGTACAAAAGTCAAAAATGTTTGTTAAGTCAAATGTTAAGCCAAAAAGAGGAGATGTTATCATAGAGCTAGATCTAGATGATAGCAAAGACAAGTATAGTGAAACAGATTTATATCATGCGCAACATATCGAAGCCTTTGAGATAGAAGAAGTTGATATTAAGCGAGGATTAAAGGGACGTATCGAGTACTATTTAGTACAGGTAGTTCCGCATTTAGGAGACTATTAATGGCTAAAAATGTAGTAGAGGTAACTCTTTACAAGGACGGAACTTCGGGAGAAGAGATGCCCCTTACCATTAATGGCGAAAATGTAATAGGTAATGCAGGACCATTAAAGTATATTGCAAACTTAGAACAAGCTCTACATATGCTCAAGCCTGACGTTAGGTTAGACGCAGCATATCCGGAGTGGGTGGCTAGCAAAGAAAACTCTGCTCAGATCGAAAACGGAATCGTATGGAGTATTAATAAAATGCTTCCAGTAAATTTAGGGGGAAAACCTCAATCGAATCCAGATTCTGGAACTAGAGAAGTTAAGCCACGACTAAGGACTGATATTATGCTGGACGACGGAACAGCGCTGCAGATGTATGGACAGCGATTTTCAGTATATTTTCAGTTTGATATATTTGCAAAGAGTCCCAAGGAAGCTGAAGATTTAGCGGATTGGTTTCAATTTGGCTTTATGGACCATTTCGGAGGACTATTCGGTTCTCTATATACAGTATTCCGACAACGAATGAAAGACAAAGAAGTTGAAAAATTGAATCAGACTTTAAGCGTAAGGAGCCTAGAATATATTGTGGACATAGAGAAGCACACAGCAGTTCCAGAAAGTTTGATAGATATAATAACATTTAAAATAACAAATAATGATGAAGAAGACCAAGCGTCTAATTAAACATTAAAATGGAGATTAAGTAAAATGGCAACCCCAAAAGTTACTAGAACATTATTTGATAATAACTTAGATCGAAACGTGCCACAAGGTCCTCAGAATAGACGAGTAGTTATACTCGGTACTGCACAAGACGGCCCTATGTACGAAGCGGTTAAAGTTACATCATCAGCAGACGCATCCGCACAGTTCGGAGAGTTTGCGAAAGGATCCTTAGTAAGAGGAATTGTTGAATGCTTTAACGCTCAAGTAGGTTCCCCCGCCTCTCCTGATGTATGGGGAATGAGAATCGGCGGAGTAAAAGCAGACAGATCTGTTCTTAAGTTATACGATGCAGCAGGCTCAGGGCAAATTCAAGTAGCCTCGCTTGAAGCATTAAACGAAGGATCACTCTACAATAGCGTATACTTAAAGTATACTACCGATACTGAAGGAAGTTGGGTTACCCTATATAACCCTAAAACTAAATTAACATCAAAGTACAGTGCAGACCTAGACATTGATGCTCTTGTATCCGCGATTAATGCAGATTCAAATGCTAAGGATATTGTGTTTGCTTATGCCGAGTCATTCGAACTAGACGCACTTGAAGAGTTTGATGCGGATGACGCAAATACTACTGTTTCTGGAGATAATCTAATTGTCGACCTAGATGCTAAGGGTGGTTCTTTTGCAGGAACATTCCCTGTAAAGAAGATTAATTCCCTTTACACAGTCAGTGCTTCTGCGGAGCAAATATTAGCTAAAGGTGATCAGGTTTATGCAATCACTGATAATTATGTAGGAGATTCTACTAGCTATAACACTATTTGTGAAACATCTACGATGAGTAATGCTGTGGGCGACCAGAAAGCAATATGGTCTATTAACGGCGATGCGGGCTACTTCAATACTTCTGATCTAACTGAGATTGTTGGAAACCTTGACTTCACAGACGGTGCAGGAAATGTACACATAGATCTAACAGGTACCGGTATTGCGGATGCTAGCAGTACTGTTAGCTCTGGTCAAGTCGTTGTTGCGACTTTTACAGACTCTAGTGGAGGTACTGAAGCGGTAAATGGTTACATGGACATTGTAAGTGAAGTAGGAACATTTGTTTCAAGCAATAGTTGCACCTTAACGGGCTCGCTAAGCGTGGCCTTTACTTTTGATGCAATAGCTGTTGGCTTCACTAAAGGTAGCGGCGGAACACCTACAGACTTTAGCATAGATGCAGATGGCAATATTCGATTCGGTGCCGCTGCCCCCTTTGCTCTTAAGTTCAAATATGCTCGTAAGAAGTTTTTTGAAGAGGGCTCTAATTTAACTATCACTAATGAGGCAACTGGCTTACTGACAATTGTTGACCCAAGTATGGAAGATATGGTTGCTCCTAATAATTTATGGATAGGAGTTAATTATGACTATGTAGGAGCTGACCCGGACTGGGGCGGCGAACACGCTGGACAGCAATACTTAGCAGGCGGAGCAAATGGTATTCAAATGACTAACGCAGAGTTAAAGAATGACTTAGATAAAGCGTATGAGCACTTTGTTGCCGATTTCTTTGACATAATGTGTGTTGTTGACCTTACTCTAGATGCTACAGATAATCCAGCCGATGAGTTTCCTTGGAATGTTAGTTCCGGCAGTTCTCCTATGAACTTCGGCGGACAACTTTCTACTTTCTTAGATGAATTCAACGGAGAGATGATTGGCGTTATTGGTTTCGAACCTATGACTGGTACTGGAATCGGTGGCCGAATCAAGAGAGAAGATGTAGCAGAACGTGTAAAATGGTTAACAGATGCTGATAGTTCAAAGGCATACAAAGCTGCAACTATTTTATCTGACTTTAATCAACCGTTCATGTACGCAGCTGACCTAGAAGGTATCTTCTCAGAACAAGGGGCTAGATATTCAGGTATGTCTACAGCAGCTATTGCTGGCTTAATTGCCGCTATTCCTACGGAAGAAGCAATCTTTAGATTTGCTGTTCCAGGAGTACAGGGTATGCGCTACAGATATACTGAGATTGACAAAGCGTCAGGTAACCGACAAGTAGACGTGTTGGCTAATAGTAGAATTGCTACTGGACGTATTGATGGCGATGGAGTCAAAATCACAGAGTCTAGAACATTAGCTAGAGCAGAATCTGATTTTGAAAACTTAATGACTGTGTTAATACTTCAAGAAGTATTACAAATATGTCGTACAGTTGCTCAAGACTACATCGGTAAGGTGTCAAGCGCACCTTTACTTCAGGCATTTCAAAGTGCCTTAGATAAGGGAATCGGAGATTCATTAGTTCCAAGAGCTTTAAGAGGTTTTAAAGCTCCTATTCAGATGAGTCCAGGTGAAAGAGTATTAGGTAAAATTACTATCCCTCTTACACTTAGTCCGCAATTTGAAATTAGAGATGTTCATTATAACGTACAATTGACTGCTGAGGATATTGTATAGTATGACATATCTAATATGTAATTGACGAGGCACAACTACCGTTGAGCAGTACCCACTTATTAAAGCCCTGTCTACATGATGGGGCTTTTCTTATTAGGAGAAAGCAATAAATGGCTTTTAAATCAAGAGTAACAGATGGAACTAATCCAGGCATGGTCACAACCTTTGCCGGTTCCGATATTAAGACTGTATTTGGAAATGTAGAGATTGGAAATCTACAAGGAATTTCATGGTCTATAAACAGAGAGGTTCGTCCCATATTTGTGTGCGGCGACCCTAATGCATTAGCATACTCAAAGAATAAACGGGGTGTTGCCGGTTCTATAGTGATGACATGTTTTGACAGAGCAGCATTGAGAGATATTATGGATATCTCAAGTGTTCACAGAACAGATCAATCATATATGCCAGGTAACACACAGACCACTTCATCTAGCAGCAGTCCGTTTTCAGCGGATGTACGAACAGCATTATATGCAGATGAAATTCCACCATTCGATATTACGTTATACGGTATGAATGAATATGGAAAACAAATGGTTATGCGTATATTTGATGTAACTATTATTTCTGAAGGCGCTGGTATCTCAATCGATGACGGTATCCAGGAAGCTCAGTTTACTTATGTTGCAAGACATATTGATGACTGGAGACCTGTTGCTGACGGTACTCCCTCTTCGGCTGAAGGCGAAGTAACAACGGCATTTGGATAATACACATATACTCAGAGTGGGGGATAACCTCCTCCACTCTTTTCTAAGGAATTAACTATGGCGGATCTTTCAAAAAATATACCCGAAGCTTTAACCGAAGAGCAGCAGAAAAGGCTTAGAACTCAGCAGATAGCATCCGCTGCAGAAGCGAATACTGCTGTACCGCCGCTGGCTACAGGGCAATTCTCTGTATATAAACCTCCAGCAACGAACACATCCATAGCTTACTCAGGTTCAGATGTCTCTGCATATATAGTAGCGTATGGGCGGGTGTCTAAAGAAAGCTTTATCCCACTAACAAATTTAGCAGCACTTAGTTATTCAATACATAGGGATAAGTCCCCAGTACGAAAACTAGGCCACTCTGTTGCGCATGATTACACTAAAGGCACTCGCACAATAGCGGGTTCTATTGTGATTATTAACTTTGATAGGGCTGCTTTTTTTGAACTGGTGGCAGGCGTCGATATCTACGGGACGGTAGGAGCCAACATACACCTGGCAGACAGTATTCCTCCTTTTGACTTATTATTAATGTTTAATGAGGAAAACAAAGGGAGAAGTGGCGCAGCATGGCACACAGGTTTTACGGGTCCTAAAAAACCAGATAAAGCTGCTAATTACTCCTATATGTGGTTGAGAAATATCCACTTCGTAGACGAGGGAGCAGTCACAGGCACAGATGAGGCCTACCTAGAAACAACCTTTCAATACGTAGCAGAAGATATTGAGTATCTAAAACCAGATAACATTGCGCCTGTTACTTCAGACGTAAGTGCCGCTCAAGCTGCCATCACTACTGCGCCCAGCACAGCAAGTAGCGTACCACGGGCCGCAGAGCCTTACAGACTCTTTACCACTCAGGTGGATGAAACTGCTATATATACAGAATATACAGAAACTCTAACTCTAACTCTACCGGCTGGTAGTGCAGAAAATACTACAAGAACGTTTACCCATACAGACACAGACATCGTTGATAACGCTGATCGTGTCTCTATCACAAAAGCTCAAAATAATCTATGGACAACCAAAACTACGTTTAATATAGCTAATCCCCCGTTGCATTTTAGCAATGCTGAAATTCAGTCTCTAGAAGTAAAAGCTAGCGCAAGTTCTGGTGAAGTTATTGCCAACTACGCTACACCTGTATCCTCGGCCACCCCCCTTAGTGTAGATACTTCTACTGGTATGTTTGAATTAGAAGGCGTTTATTTTAGTAGTGCTGATGCTTTAATAAATCTCGCCACTACTACCACCACTAGTGGCGGTGCTTTTTTCGGAATGGGCTCGAGTACTACCGCCTCCGTTACTCCCGCAATACCGGAGTGGGGCAACAAGTTTATTCAAGATTTCCATAACATAGGCGAGCTTATTTATGAAACAAATAGCGAGGTATTAAACTTTAACAGTACGCCAGAAGTAGGCACTAGCACCTCTAGTAGTAGCGCTAGTGGTATCGACTTTACATGGACCGTTAATATCAGTAAAGACGCAGTTAGTGCTGCTCCTTATACGGGTGCTGATCCAGCAGATACGGACAACCATCTTACCGCCAGTGCGTCGGGTCAAGCTCTTGTAGCTACTTCGGGATCAGCCGCTAATGAAGTCGTGGTGACTATTCCAAAGACAATGCTCGAGGGAACCTCTACCGCTGATTTATCCTATACAGTACCTAGAAGCCTTACTAGTTATGAGTATGAATATCATAATATATCTAATGATAACGTTGATGTTGAAATAGATATTCTAGATGCAAATAATGGCGAGGAAGTATTACCGTTGCTGTCCAGTGCTTTTATGCAAAATCCGCAGAGTACCCCCGACTTTTTTGATGTAACAATACCTAATTATCCAGATCTTACTAATTCTATTGTTCTTACTTCTTATGATAAAGATACAGGTATACTTAAGGCAAGCCTGCCTCCGGCTCCATTAGTACCCAGAGATGAGTACAAAAGTAGAGGCGGTCCAGGCATCTTAAGTTATCAAGAAGACTTATCTGTCGATCCTGCAGTTACAGGAACAGGAACCCTAACAACTACAAATGGACCTTCTTTGGTAGACGCTGCTGTAGGTATTATAGCTCCGTCATTAAATGGAATATATGGACACCTAGCGCTGAGCGCACATGTCACCAGTGCTGACGTGACAGAAACTGCTATAGATGTTACTGGTTTTGATTCTGCCATAGACGGGACAGCAACAGGAACTAAGGCAGCTAGTACAAATATTACGTCAAGTGTATTAGCAGGTGTGTTCTCCTTTACAGCATCTTCTCCTGTAGAGCAGTTTTCGTATACAGATGCTATGGTTGGAGCCTCCTCAGTTACACAGGTAACCCCGGACCTTAGTGCTTTACCCTCTGCGTATCCGCCAGCTGGTCTCGCAGTTACATCAAGTGATTTAACATCGTTTACCTTAAATGGAGGCCGTAGTCCTTTTAATAAATCCTTATACTTTAATGAATCAGTTATAAACAGTAGCGGTGACTTATTGGTAGAGTCCTCTGGAGATTTCTCTAATTACACTTTTTCGTCCGGGTCTTCTGCGCAAGTAGGTTATGCTGATATACAAATATTTTCAGCGGGCTATAGTGCCACGCTTCCGCTAATAGGCCAAGGAGGACTTCAGGACTCCAGCGGACTCCGGGCAGCCATAACTGGAACTAATGGTCAACTTAAAGTAGAGATGCCCTATAATATAAATGACAACAACTTAAGCGTAGTTATTGCAAACACTACATATAATATTACACAAGTGGAAATAAATTTCCAGTATATATATACGGGCCCTATTCCTTTTGACATAGAGTATACAACAACTCTAGAGACACAAGCAAGTTGGGAGGCCAATATCCCACTCAGTGAACCCAATGGGATGGCTGTACGAGACATAGAAAATATCGCATTCGTTGTTAACAGCACCAATAGTAGTGGCGTTACCACGGTAAACACAGATGCCACATGCTCCTATAACGCGACTACTAATGCTTTTGATGTTGGTATGCTTTTACCTGCAGATAGTTCTGATATTTCAATCACTTATGAGTATAAGATTAATGAAGTAGTCACTGTACCTATTAACTATGTGTCGGAGGGTAGCGGTACCTACTTAGAAGAAATAGTGCTTGATTTTGGAAATGTAGAACCCCTCAGCATGCAAAACCCAGCGAATCCTTGGGATCCCTCCGAGTTAGGGGCTTTAATCATGACATGTAAGGATTCAGGTGCAACCATAATTCCTGCCGATTTTGGAGTAACTATTTCCCCGGCAACACTAGATGCCTCTGGTAATTATACGGCTACTGTTTCTAATATACCGGCATTTGTAGCGGTTACTTCAGGTGTCCCTGGGTGGCTAAACTCAACGTGGGACTTTGTAACCATGGGTCTTTTCAGCAATAATACCCCCGTGGGTAACCTACGAATTCAATATTCCTTTCAAACATCAATGGATGAAGGAGATACTCCTGGCTCTAATAATATGTTAGCAAAAATAGAGTTTCACTACCCCACAGAGTCTAGCTCATCTGGTTCCTCCGGAGCCTATGTAGGACACGATATCGCTAAGGGAGATGTAGCGATAAATGATTTTATAAAAGTATTTAATTACACAGCACAGGACAACAGCGGAGACGAGCAAAGACGTATTGATGACACGGGTAGCATAACGGCAACGTCTCACCAAGCCCTTCCGACAGGAGGAGCTCCTCCCTTTATAGGGAGCGGAGCTACTGTTACTGACGTAACTCCAGACTACTCGACAGCGGGGCCCGGCGGCGATCTACACTTTAACATCTCTGGAGCTTCGGCCGTATTAGATGATGTAGAGTTACTTGTTTCATATGATTATACTGTTATGAACTTACCCGTTACTATTGACTATATAAATTCAACTCAAGCTTCCTACCCTGATCTAACTGTTGCTTTAGAGTTAGAGTATACTTCAGAAATCCTACAGGCAACAAGTACAGCTGCTGCACAGGATATGGATATAATATCTGAAGTTATTTTTAAAAACGCTGCAACAAGCACGGACACACCCGTGACCGCAATAATCACAGAGGAGGTGACCATACCAGCGGACCCTGATGTTTCCGGCAGCGTAGACCTAGTTGATGCAATATTAAATACTAGCGATAATACGAAAGCATATTATTTACAAGCAGGCAGAAAGAATCTTGTTTTTCCAACAGGTCTTGTTCCTGGATCCTCTCCGGATGATGCAATGGTAGAGACAAATCTCGGTTTATATGAGGTGGAAGTTACGTATGAGACATTAACTGAGTACACTCCTCCTTCTGAATATACTCGATACGGATATGTTCTTACTGCGCTACTTAATGCAGGAAATATTGTTCCAGGAACGGGCTCTGAGGCTTTTGAAGTAGCATTAAAATTAGATCAATCCTCTAAAATTATTATGAATACAGAGGACGATCTAGATGCAAGAATCTGTAACGCGCTAGAGGGCGCATGGGGAAGCACGATAGACCCCCTGACCGGAGAGACTATAGACTCTGGAGTATGTGATTTCTCAGGAGGAACTATTACTCTTCAAGATTTAATTTCCCAACAAAAGCTAGTACAATTCAGTTACTGGCTAGTGCTAGATTCTACAGATTCAAATGGCTTTTATGAAATATATAGAGCCCCTGATAGATATGTTACTATTAATGAGGCGGCTGACGCGATGATAGCTGAATACAATAAAAGAGCCTTATAATGCCTAGTAAAGGAAAACGTTATTTTAATGGCATGAACGCTTCTATTTGGCTGAATGATGCTCTCTTAGCAGAGGCCCTTTCTATTGAATATACGGAAACAAAGCAAAAAATGCCTATTCACGGCTACAAGTCGGTAACATGGGATTCTGTTCTTTTAGGAGAAGTAGTAATACAGGGTATTATCTCTATTAACTTTGAAAAAGCATTTAAGTTAAAAGAATTTATAGAAATATCCCCCGATCTAGACAAGAATATGCCAGCAATAAAAGGAAAAGCTGCTCTATTTCGCAGAGAAATTAATATAAAAATTAAATATGAAAGACAAGAGTTGGAGGCAGAACAACTAGCAAATACAGCTTTAGCTAATAACATTAATTGGCAAACTAATAAAGTATACAATGAGGTTTCTGACTACAAAGTCATAGAGCTTCGGGGAGTAACTTTTACAAATGTTCAGCAAAGCATTGCACCAGACTCCTCTAATGTATTGGAGCACTATAACTTCACAGCCCGGGAAGCAATATAATGTACTTTTCAGGCTCAAACGTTTCAGTTATCCTTAGTGCGCCTCCTCAACTGACTCTCCCGATGAAGACGAAAATTAATGAATTATTTATAATGCCTATTACAAAGTGGAGAGTAGTACTCCTAGATAACACTATATCCTACTATGACCCTGTCTTTAAAAGAGTACTCACAGTCGGCAGTGTTGATCCAGTAGACTCTTTGATGTTTTTAAAAGAAAAATACGACGTAACGCTAGGAGGAGTTGCTATAAATAATACAGATTTAAATGCATTCAATATGTGGGCCAAATCGGTGCAGGATAAATATAGATATAGACAAATATACGAAACATTAGAGCTAAACACCGTAGCTATACAGTTTAGTAACGAGCAACCATCTGTACCTCTATTTACCCCAGGAAGTTCAATATCTTCGGCGTATATGCGGGGTACGACTATGGTGCAAGGCACTCTGGCTTTAAACATGGATACACAATTAGATATTGATTTTATAGGAGCTGAGTACGGTCTTAATTTGTTCATAGACTATAGCAAGGAATCGATAGAAAAAAGCGGGGCGTACAGGTCAGGAGACTACACCGCACAGTACTCTAGTGCGCAATACGCTATTACTGATGTTCATTTTATGTCAAAGTCTCATACAGTTACCCCCTCGGCAGATAATACAATAGAAAACCTACAGTTTATAGGTAAACTTTTACTAGATACAACCACATAATATTTTAAAAATAACTTGTAATATACACTAAAATAGTTCTATATTATATAACATAAATAAGGAGAAATATACTATGTCAGACAAAGAACTGAAAGATATAATACCTGATTCTTTTCCATTAGGCGATTCGGGTCCATCTCAAAGCGAGATTGACTCACTAAAAGGAACACATGGCGGAATAAAGGCCTGTTTCATCGCGGGAAAGAATTACTTAATTAGGATGATGACAAGAAAAGAATATACAGATTTTCAAAACTCGGTTAATGAGAGAATGGCTGAGGGTGATGCTGACTTTGACATTGATGTTGAAATATCAAATAGATACACTGTTTGGCCCGCTAATATTGATTGGGGACAAGAGCCCGGCGGCGCTGTAACTGTGCTAGCCCAGGAGGTTTCTAAGTTCTCAGGCTTTGTGGCTGACCGGGAAAGTATCGAACTTTAAGATTTAAATTAATCTTTTCTTCTCATAGTACCTCCTAATAAAAGTGGGAACCTAGAAATAGTGTTCCCACTTTTCAATTTATGACATATCTAATACATGAATGATTCTAAATTATTAGCTTATAAGGCCCAATATGGCTCTGTATATTCAATAGTGCTAGAAGAATACACCGTCTATTACCGAACACTCACAAGCTGGGAGGTCCAAAGCATAATTGAATTACAGAAGAACAAAGCCACCTCAGTAGATGTAGAGGTTGCCGCCTGCTGTATGGCTGTCCTACATCCTTCCGAAGTCCCTACATTTAAAAGGCCCGGAACTATATCTGCCCTTTTTCTAGAGATCTGGGGTAAGACACTACCAACAGAATCCACATTAGAGGGGGTAGCGGACGCTAGTAGAGAATGGGCCGAGGCAGCTATTGATTCAAACTTTGCAGTAGCCTTAGCCTGCCTTATGTGTAAAATGCTTCCGTCACTATCTTTAACAGATTTACTTTCCTTATCTGTTACTAAATTAATACGTATAGCCGCTTTAGTAGAGGAGATTACTGGATCTCCTATACTTGGCGGAATAGATCAAATTCAACAGCAAGCCTCCGCAGTACAAGAAGGTATGGGTGTAACTCAAGAGCAAGCTGATAAGACTAATAGGGTACTTCAGCAGGCCCTTAGTGATTTTAAAAATACTAACTAAGTATGTCAAGATATGAAGACCAAATAACCCCTCCCGAACAAACAGGGAGTGCCATAGCTAAAGGCTTGGGTCAAATGGCTCTTACTATGGCAATGTTTATAGGAGGCAGTGCCCTTGCTACCACGGGTTTACGCAAGGGAACAACAGCCTTACTTTCCAGGCTTGCAAGTCACAAAAGTGGACTTAAGAAAGCCGCAGAATATGGACTAAAAAACAATGCATCTTTAACTGCTTTTTTATCTAAAACAAACACCAAAGTACAACCCCTGGCCAACTATTTACATAGAGCAGCCACTTCTTCCACCGCTATCAACGCTGAATCTACTTTAAATAATATAAAAAGTATGTCTGGAAAAATGAGCCAATATAGGAGCTTTGACAGAGGACAAAGAGGCGCACTTATGCGTAAATGGGGTTCTGAGTACTTTAAGGAAACGGCCTTTCTTGCCCCTACTTTTTACGTGATGGAACAGAACATAGGAGTTCTAGGAGAAGGACCAGAACACAAAGAAGGACCTGCATGGTGGAATGTACCTGGACATGCTATAAACTTTGCCAAGTACCTACCTACCTACGTAGGAGCTGATGCTGTTTTCAGGGGCGGCGGTAAGTTTGTAAAAGCAGGTTTTGGTACATTAGCTGACAAAATTGTAGATCATGTTCCTCAGGTAATACAGGATAGTCTAGCAAAAACAGCAGAATCCTTAAACCGGGGAGACTACTTGAATACCTCCGTTGGAGGATTACCATTAAAGAATTTCACTGCCGGACTAGGCGCCGCTAGTGAGGCCTTCCAGCATGCCCTTGGTTCTGGCAGAAAAAAGCTATTTACACAAACTAATAAAACTCTGTCACGTTACAAAAGAACAGGCGAAAGTATGGGTTCCATTTATAAGTTTGCTAAAAAAGCTTTTACAGAAAAGTACGACTATTCCTACAAAAGGATACTTGAGAGCTACGAAAAGAGAAAACAAAGTTCTAATAGAGATTCCAAAACATCTTTTGAAAGTAACTTTGATGATTTTCTCCAGTTTATGGGCACACGCGCCGGTACAAATCAGTATATAAATACAGTAGGTGGAGCCAATTATGCTGCTGGCGGAAAAGGACTAGTACATAAAGCATTCTATAACGAGAGTGGCAAACTCCCTTATATGGCTCGGTTATTGGGTTTACGCAAAGCTAAATCTTCGGATTTTTCACGAAGGGTTAGAAAGAATCTTATAGGAAGTGTTTATACTGATATAAAGAAAATACAAGCAGGTGCCAACACTAAGATACTTGCTGAAAAGAATAAAACAGATTTCATTGATAATGTCCTAGCAAAAGATATGTACTTCAATGAACGAACCAAATCTCTAGTTGATATCAAGAAAATGGGTCCAAAATATTGGACTGATAAAATGCTACACTCGAAACTACTTGTTCTCGGTAATAAATTCTCAGTAGCAGATCTATTCCCAATGAAAGCAATTTCCCGAGGAGAAATGCACAGAGTCATGCCTGTGAATGACTTAATGGCTATTGCTCCGAGCTCTCAAACTGCTGCATTTAAAAAAGGGGCTTGGTCACAAATGGGCACCGGAAAAGCTAGGAGCCATACTAATATTTATAATTTCCGAAGAACTCCCGGCTTATTGGTTAGAAAAACAGGGGATAAAAATTACAATCTATTCGACGCGCAAGAAGGGAAATGGGAACAAATTGGACATAGCCTAAAGGCAGCCCTTGTTTCTGATTCTCCGAAATTAGCTAATGTATATATTCAAGGACAAATGAAAGGAACCGGGGATTTAAGCGATAGTAGCGGAGGTTCTGATAATCCATTTTTTAGTTTTATGCAACGTCATCTTGGAATGTTTGATGGAAAGGGATCAGCGCCCAGTGTATTTACTCGACTAAGGACAGTTCTTCCCGATAAGTTTAATAGTATGATTGATGGAAAACATAGTTCATATAGCTCCTATAATGCCCGTAACACTATCAAAGAGCTTAAACAATGGATGGGTACTGATTTAGGAAAGAATGGGCCTAATCGAATAACTAAGGAAACTCTAAACTCTCTTATGCTTAGGGTAAATTCCCTAAGTAGTAAAATGAGTAAACGTTCTTTTGATGATGTATTGTCTGATGATTATTATATGACAGAAGTAATTGATTTCTTAAATCATCAAGGTGTAATTAAAGAAAGCGGACTACGCGCTGGAAAGGTTTTATCAGATAATAATAGTTTATTAAAAGTAGCAGAGACGATTAGAAAGAGGAGTCAGGACTCTGACTTTTTTAGAGAATCTAAAGCTGTCGACAATATTCTAGACGCAGTAAGAGTGGGAGGTAGAGGACTAGAGAATAGAGGAGGTATAGAATCCCCTGTTCAAAAGATAAAACGGTATATCTACGAGTACTCTGTCTACCATAGTAACCAACAGGACATGGCTGCCGGTACCGGCATTCTTGATCTAATACAGGCCAAAGTAAAGACTGCTGTCTCGGAAGGTAGGGTCGGAGCGAAGCAAGCGTCCGAGATAGAATTTGGAATGTTCAATGAACGACTAAGATATGACATGAAAAAGTTCACTACATCTACAATTGTGGATCCTGACAATCTGGCCGCTTATGGTAATCAAAATATTATAGATGAATTAAAGACTTATTCTGATAGACACTCTTACTTCCTAAAAAAGGCTAATGACTATTTAAAACAAGATTCAATCTCAGGCCCCGGCTCTGTGCTGGACGAAGTAACGTCCCAGTTAGGGATGATGGAAACTACATGGGCAATGAATGCGGGCATCGATATTAACGACTTAGTCGCTAGTGCTAATATGGTTAAAAATGCGAATCCCTTCATAGCACTTCCTACAGATATTAAATCTGTAGCAGAGCTTGGCCTAGGGTGGGGTTTTAACACAATTAATAAATTAATCAGTAGTACCGGCTTAGGATGGGACGAAGGTAAATATAATACGGCAGGCGGTGTAGCATCCTTATGGGGAAAAAGGCTAGGCGCTTTTGCCGGAGCTACAGTTGCTTATACTGCCGCTGATACCTTTGTAGATGTTTCAGGTTTATTTGATTGGAGTTTCTTAGATGAAGGAATAACAGTCGGAGTAGCAGATCAAATGGTAAAAGCTCGTATGCTCTCTGGCTGGGCGTACGATAAAATGGGAGTAGACAATGCTGCTCGTTACATGGAAGGCCTTATGCCGGGATCCTCAAAAGTAATACCTGGAGCTGCTCTGGGGTTTGCAATGGGCGGTATTAAAGGAGCGGCTATAGGAGGACTAGCTAACGCATACTTACAACCTCAACTAGCAGAAGGTCCCTTATCTTTTCTAGGAGCAGTACCTGTCCTTGCGCCCTTTGTGCAGGATTTAACAAAAGATTATGCAGATCTTCAGGATTTATATTCTGGAAAAGACATGGTAGCTGCGAGGAAGGGGCGCGGCTGGTGCCTTACCCCGGATGACAGAGTGCAAACAAATTATGGACAGTATGTCTACGCAGATACTGTAAAAGTAAAAGATAAACTAGTAGGCTTAGACGGAAAAACACATGAAGTTTCACAGATACTTACACGTGAGGTTGATGAGGCTATAGTACAAATTAAACCTTACCATACTTATATATCTCCAAAATTAACAAAACAACATCCTGTTTTAACTTCTCTAGATACAAAAGAACTAAGGTGGAAAGAGGCGGGTCAAGTTAACGAAAAGGACTGGCTAGTTTATAAAAAACCCCTCGTTAGCTCGCGTTCAAAGAAACTAAGATTACTGCATTTTTTAGATGAGAAATTACCCTATTTAATAGAAGGAGAAGGGCCGCATAGTAAAATTACCTTACTTCAAAATCAAACTACTACTAATCGTTCTACGAATACTTACTGTAGGAAAGGAGTAAGTATCCCTGGTGAATTTTCTACTGACCACGACCTGGGGCTTTTTCTTGGATGGTTCATGGCTGAGGGAACCATCCAGCACAACGGTAACTACCTAATAGAAGCCACTTACAGTGCCGAAGAACAATATTGGGTAGATTCAATAATTACGTATCTAAAAGAAGCTTGGAAAGTTAGAAAAGTTACAATTAGTTCTCCTTCTCCAAAGGGTACGGTTAATGTAATAAACGGCAAAAAATCAGTATCCACAGGACAGACAAGACGTATTCGTTTTTCTTCTGTAGAGCTCTGGTCTGTTATTAAGAAACTTTGTTATAAAGGTACAAAGAAATACAATAATCCTGTTTTTCTATCTTTCGGTAAAGAATTCTTAAAAGCCTTTTTAGTAGGATGGTTCTACGGCGACGGACACTTCAGCAAAAACAAGAAAGATTATTATATTAATGCTGCCTTTACTTCGGCATCGGAACAGCACATCTTGCAACTCTGGAATATGTTATTAGTTTTTGATATATTTGGATATCTTCAAAAACGAAATGAAGGACAATCCTACAGAATAACAATAAACGCAAAACAGCTTCAAAGTTTCCTAAATCTCGGAGCGACTAAATACTACACAAAAGAAAGCTGTGTACTACAGGAAAATTCCTTTAATTTAAGAGATACCTTCCATATAAAAAAGGGCAGAGTATTTATTAAAGTTAAATCTGCCGAACAACTGCATTATTCTGGTCTTGTGTACGATTATACTGTAGAAGAGTCTCATAATTTTTCTTTAGAACAGTTTATAGTACATAATTCATTGGGTTTAACACCTATAGCCGGAGGCAGGATTGAGAGATACGAACCTGGGTGGTATCCTCGTCTGAAAGCTCAATCCCAAGCTACTCCTACTTTATATGGTTCTAAATTAGAACAATTTTTAACAAGAGATGTACCTTTTGTAGATTTTTCTTTAATGGATATAGTAGACCCGCACTACCTAGAAAAGAAACATTGGTCTGATAGACCTTATCCTATTCCCTCGACAGTATTCTCAGAGGTACCGGTGATTGGTCCTCTAGCAGGAGCTACTGTAGGGAGACTATATAATTCGCTACACCCAATGGCACTAGGTAACGAAATGCACGAAGATGCTGCTCAAAGAGCCTATATGAAAGGAACTAGTACAAATTGGAAAGGGGAATCAGCTGGGACTCATGGTCCGCAGTACCAGGGTTACTTAGGTAATTTTAATACCGGAAACACCATGGCGGGGCAAGGGTCGCAAAAAGCAGCTATTATGTCTCCTCACAATATCAAACCTTTAATAGGTGAACAAGTTTATAAAGGATGGATTGAGCCTATGGGTCTTCCCGGCTTCATAACATCAGCAACTATGTGGGGAGGGGATGAGCCGTATACTAATATACCCATAGCGGAGAGTGCAGATAAAATGGATTCCCTTGCCAGAAGATACTGGGATGCAGGTTTAGGAGACTTAGCTGGAACTACTGAACTGTTCCGTAGGGCAGTCCCCCGTCCAAGAACAAGTATAGAAACTGTAAACTTTCTTGGCAACGAAATGCCTACTTGGATGCCAAAGCAATTCCAAGAGGGCGACCCTTACTGTTTAACTCCTGATACTCTGGTCGAAACAGAAGGAGCTCTTATCAGGGCAGACGAAGTTGAAGTGGGGACACTAGTCAAAACATTACATGGACTTTATTTCCCAGTAGAGGCAATAAAAAACCGAGAGGTAGATGAAGATATTTTTATCATAACAATTGATGGTATTGAAGATTTCCCAATCGCAGTGACCGGCGGACACCCTTTCTACATCAATGACGAGTGGGTCTTTGCAAAAGATCTAACTTGCCAAGATAAAGTTACATATCCTCTATTAAACATAGAACTACCCAAACAGATAACTGTCAAGGATAAAAGTATCCCACTAAACGGAGCATCCACTCATCTAGCGGGTCTCTTAGCTAGATGGTCTATAGTAGAAAATGACAAAGTAAGTTATAGAGTAGACACACCTGACGCTATAATAACTGAAATAAAGTATTACATAAATCAATTCATACAAGATCCTGAATACTATGTAGATCTTGTTAATGTGCTACAAAATGATGGAATGCATACTCATTTATTATCAGGTACTCTGGTTGATCTAGTTGGATATCTTAAGGCTTTTCTAGTGACGTCAGAAACCAATGAGAATGTAGCTATCTTTAGATTCCACAATAGTAACTCTGCATATAAAGCATGGACATCGCTACTCCACCATAAGATACCAGGAAGAGTAGTAGGGAATACCTTGATAGTATCTGGTCTCGCCTTAGTCGAATTAGGTTATTACTTGAATATTAATGTAAAAGGACTTGGCCCAAGTGAGATTGTAGTACACGGTGACCCTGCTTTTCAAAAAGCAAGCAGAGGACCATGTGTATATCTTAATATCAGAAACATAGAACGAAGACCCTATAAGGGATTAGTTTACGCACTTGACGTAGGGGAAGGGGAAACGTTCACAGTGCCCGGAGCCGTTGTGCATAATAGTAAAATAGCAAACGGAGAGTTATTACTTCCGGGTGATTCTTATGAAAACTTCTTCAAACCTTCTATTACATTTCCCACTGGTGCCTCTCGCTTGGGTTACACTCCATATGAGCAAGCTTTGACAATGGTAGGTCTGGGTGAATTTGACCTAGATACCCAAGAAATATTAGAACACGGTACGGCTATTCACGAAATGGTGCAGAATCAATTAATTCAAACAGGTTTAGCAACAAGAGTAGAAGCATTAATCTCAGACGCAGAGCTAGATCTTAGATCTTATGTAGATGCTATGTATAAGGACCCAAGAACAGGACAAGAATTACCTTTAGAAATTAAATCAATTGGAGGACACGGTTTAGGCAGATTATCCAAGCCAAAGTGGAAGCATAGAATTCAGGTTAATTCATATATGGCAATGATGGGGGTTACCCAAGGAAAGTTCTTATACGTATCCAGGGATAACCCCGCAGATACAAAAGAGTTCAGTGTACGTTTTGATCCGAACCTATGGGAAAGAACTAAGGGAGATCTTCTAGAAGCAAGGAGACTTGCCACTGAATTTCTAGAACAGGGCTATGGTGATTCCATGGCTGGGTATAATTATATTGATAGAATGCAGGTATTGCTGAATGCTAATCCATATTCAAAGGAGTATAGAGAGACAGAGAAACTGGCTGAACAAAAGTTCGACCGGGGATATTTATCTGTTCTTGAAGAAGAACGATTCAGTAAGTTACAAGAGCAGCATAAGGCAATGATGCTGAAATACCAAATGTATCCACATCGTTTTAAGGTTAGCCAATTAATTAACCCAGAAGAAGAATATCAAAACTTATCACAAAATGAGCACATAAGACCTTCTTCGGATTATGGAATTGTAGAAAGAATTATTGGTTCTTTCTGGGAGTATGGCACACATCTCCGCTCTCCTCTCCATACCAAAGTATTAGGTCATTATTCTCCAGAAGAACAATATGAGAATATGATGCTAAGGGGAGACTTCGCAAGTTGGACTTCCCCGGTTGAGGGTTTCGCAAAACCTTACGCTAGGGGTTTGAGAGCTACTCGGGATCCCTTACAAGGAAGTGTGTCTTGGGGAATAGGCGGGGCATTACTAGGCGGAGGCCCCGGCGCAATGCTAGGAGCAGCAGTAGGAGCCACATACGGAACACTACATGGAATGTATAGAGCGGTAACCGGTAGTCACTACGTACCGGATAGTTTTAGAGAAAGACAAGAATACCAAGAATATTTTGACATGGTGGAATATCAAAGAGCTCAAGATATGTATGAAGCCACTGGTAATCAAAAGTATCGTAAACAAATTCTCGGAAGCTACGGAGGGTGGATGAATACTGGCGGGGGACAGGGATATAATTTAGAGTATTCTAATTCAAATATAGGTTATAATGTTGGAAGTAGTCCGCAGACTAGAACATTGCAAAGGATGCATAATCCGGCAGCAATGGGAATGGGGTCTGATATGGGATTTGGTTCTCCGTGGCATGGTTCTGATCCAAATACGGCATTAGGTTTCGAAACAGATGTAAATATTTATAATGCTTTTTCCGCCATGCCCACTTGGGACAGGCCTTTCTGGACTGCTTTCTTAGAAGCTCCGGAAGGTAAACGGGAAAAGATTCTAAGCATTGCGGACTCTAAAATGGGAGATATGTTAAAAATGGCGTGGGGACGAGGTGAAGAAGTAAATTTACCAAATCCTGATACTTTTTTTAATTCCTATAATAGGCCATCAAGTCTGCACCCATTAATGAGCCCTAATGTAGACATTAGCGACTATCAGACAGCGACAGTATTAAATGAGGGTATGGAGGCGCATGACTTTGGAATGGGGTGGAGAGATCAAATGTTAAGAATTAAAAATAACCCATTGATTCAACCTATAGACATAAATGGAGTAAGCGGAGATATAGGAGCAATGGACATGTCACAGGGAGAAGTGACAGATGCTATCAGACAGCTATTAGATAGAATGGGGTTTGTCGGCTATACTGTAAATGTGAGAGTAATCCCAGTAGAAGGCAGTGAAACCACAGTAACGCTAAATGTCAGAAGAACATATGCAGATGAAATAGTAAAGCAGATACATGGCTCAGAATAATAAAACTAAAGAAGAAAACGAAGCTTTATTTTCCCCCACTCATAAAAGTCCGGAGAGAAGAGCGGGCAGTGCAATAGCTGCGGCAATGACACTCCCTACTTTATTGGGGATCGTAAATGCACGCACACAATGGATCCACTCGGGTGCCTGGCAATCATTTAGAGAAAACTTTGGAAACTCTTTTAAAAACTTATTCGAAGCGGCTAAGTACGAACCAACTATGACCACTGTTAGTGGAAGTAAAAGTATCAGGGCGCAAGTTTCTGAACTAGAAAAACAGATATTAAGAGATATAGAACAAAAGGGCGGCTCTTCTCAAACCGCCTCCCCTGTCCCTCATTTTTTAAACGACTCTATCGAAGAGGCTAAGGATGGTCCGACTTTTAATATAGAGTCAAAAATTCCTCATATTTTTGGTAAAGAAAAATTAGAAATGAAAGCTAGAAATGCTGGAGAAATCTTTGCAGACTATTTAGGCAAAAACTTACCAGCTATAGGTTCCGGTAATAATTATATATCCCCGACTACAAATGATCTAACCTCAGTAATACGAATGCAGCTTGATAACGTTGCACAGGGTTTAGATATAAGTGATCAACAATTAAATGCGTTACATGAAGCTGACAGGAAAATGCAGCAAAAACATAGAGCAATCTTTGAGGCGAGCGGGCAGACAAAGCTTCACGATCAACTCTACAGTAATGGCGCTTATGCTGATGAGTTATCTAAGGGATTAAAGCGCTATGATGACCATATAAATATTCTTAAAAAAGAACTAGCAGAACTAGAGGCAATAATAAGTACGTCGGGCCCGGCCAAACGGCAGGTGGCAGAAGCACATTTAAATGCGCTGGCTAAGTCTTCTGGCATGACTAGGGCGGAATACCATACTTATATTTCTAATTTAAATGTTAAGCTTAATATTAAAAGCGTGCTTAGAGGAGATGTATCTTTTAAAAATGTAGAAATTATACTAAGCTCAAAAGGGAAGATCCGCCAACCCATCAAACAGTCGTTTAATATAGGTAAAATGGGTATGATAGCTCCGTCAGTGCATACCTCTATCCATAACGATGCTATTCATATGCCCCTCGGTTCTACTAGTGCAAAAGATGCTGTAACTAATACCCTTGGGCAGCTCCGAGCAACTTTTTCTAGAATAGATAAACAATTTAATGATTTAATGGATGATAGTTTCTATAGTGGACAATTCACCAAGGGAGTGGCCCGTACCCTTAAACCTTATAGAGAACTAATAGGCCCGCGTACTAATAATGTACAAGACATTGTTAGAGGGGGTAAAATAATATCTGACGAGATGCGAGCTTTGTCCGGTGAGCTGCCTGATAGTTTTTATAAAAATATATCACGAGGAAAGGGTTCCTATTTTCTAGACGCAGATTTAAGGGGCACAGAAAATAATACAGTTACTTTTGACTTTGAGTTCAATGCGCCAAAGTCATCAGTCAAGGGCTCGCAAATGTTAATACAAGATGCGAAGACTAGTGTATATTGGATGAACTATGTTACTCAAAAAGGCGGAAACAAAGAAAAGATATTTAATCATTTTATTCGTCCAGACAATTGGGCTAGTGTAGGGGACGCAAAAGGCATAGAAGACTCTGTCGAAGCCTTTATGTTAAAGCACCAAAAGGGTAATAGAAATAAAAACTATGAAATGTTTAAAGAACTTACAGCCATGTTTAAGGATAGTGCTAAGCAGCTAGAAAAGACAGGAACTCGCTATGTGACTATAAATACTAAGCACTTTGGAGGGGAAGTCACTATATGGAACAAGTGGGCTTCTACCTTAAAGTTTGCCCAAGATGTGTATAGTGGCACAGATGCTGCTCCTGTGTGGCAAGGTCACAATATTAGAACTGCGGATTTACCCCTATTACATAAAATGGCGTCAGATGCTTTGCAGTCTGGGGAGCTGGGTGGGCCGGGTAGCCGTAATTTTAAACTAGTAGAAAGACTTGCAAAAGAAACAAGTGAGGAAGCACTAAATGCCTCTGGCCGTTTTGTTGATACCTACTCTTGGGCTTCGTTTATAACAAGTAATAATCGTGTTGATCAATCGCTACAATTAGAGAATATCTTTGATAGCCTCATGCATGAAGCTGTGGCGGAGCAAAGTCCAACTAAGGTATTTAATAAGGATGCTTGGAAAAAAGAACTTGTAAATGCAGTTAAAAATCAAGATAAAAAACAACTAAATAATATATTACACAACCTCCCAACAGATATCCGTGTAGGTATGGATAACTGGATAAAGCACAGTCCTGCTGATGTTATAAGTGTATTCTCATCAGCCAGTCACCACCATCCCGGCTTTGACGTACGTAGTGCTATAATATTAAAAGATTTATTATATTGGAAAACCCAAAAACTTAGATTGGAAGACCCTGAAACCTTTAAAGCAATGATGGGAGTGGGGCATGTTGCTGACGATATCATAACGGGGCGGAAAAGATCATGGCACCACGCAATAGATGCTGCAGAGCAAAGTACTCTATTTGATGTCCCAGACCACGGAATAGGCGAACAAGATGCTTCCAGAATATATTCTAGACTATTTGGACTAACACCCGCCTCTGCCTCAAGGGCAATGGGTGCTATATTCTCGCCAGAGAACTACTTGCCTTTCGGACAATACGCCAATATTCAAAAACAAATGTACCAAGCATTGAGTGATAAAGCTCTTATGCCCGGTCTGGCCCACCGAGAATATAAGGCAGCTAAAGGACAGATGCCTATTGTGCAAAATGCGATAGATAGTAATGGTACTACTAATATGTGGGCCAACAGCATCGGTAGAGCCATACAGCAAGACTTTGAGGAACAACAGGCGAGGTTCGCCAAACTAGGACCTCTACGTTCTCGCTTCCACGCCATGACAATGTACCTTCCTAGCTACAACAGCTTAGTCGGGCAAGATACCGGTCTATGGGCAAACAATGCTGCACGGGGCTTAGCAAAACATTTACCTAGAGGTGGTGACGGCCTACGAAAGGTAGTGTCCGTCGAACGAGCCTCCCAGCTTATTAATAATAAAACAGGAACAACATCCAATATGTCGGTAGCGAGATGGTTAGCCGAGAGCGGGGTTAATCAAGACATAGTAGATCTGGTGGCAGCCGATAGTAAATACAAGGGACTGTCTCTAAAAGAATTAATGGATGGCCAAGCAGATGACCTAGGAAATACTAATAAATTTACAATAGATCTTGATTCTGAAAGAACACCTGAGGGACGTAAGCGCCTCCTATTACATGGAAGTAATAACCACATACTCGAGCCGGACACTCCCTTAATAAACGAAAGAGTAAGTAAAAAGAAAGTAAAACCTAGTCAATACGATCATCGAAATCCCCTTAAGTACAAATCAATAGTTAGATCCCTAACATTTGACTTGCAAACAGATGAGTTTATATTTAATCTTCTACCATTTGAAGAGCCAGGCATGGCTAAGATAGTTGACTCCACTAAGTTTTTCAAAGGTAATGTTATCGGCGTAGCTAACGGCATGAAAGTAGGTACCGGTATTGGACTTATTGTCGGAGCAAAGAAACCAAACTTAATGAACTTCTTTGAGGTCCATATGAGAAGAACGTTAGATAATTTACATTCCCAAAATAAAAGCGTGTGGGGACAAAAGCGTTTTCTTAAAAAAATGCTAATGGAAACCTTTGGCGTTAGTGCTGAGGAATTCGATAATACTTTTAATTTTAAAGAAATGCCTCTAGCAAACGTGGGTCAAGAAAAGAAATTCTCAAACGCCCTCGTAACCGTAGAACTTGCTGATAATTATATAATAAAAGGGCTGGATCACCAAAAATTAACATCCTCTGTTTTTGAAATGCTAAAAAGATCAGGAATAACACACGATAAACTAAAAGAACGGTTTATTAGAATGAATTATGATCTACTACAAGAAGCAGGCTACCGTGGAAACAAAGAAGCGCACCTATCTAAGGTTTATGACTTTGCTGTTAAACGACAAGAGAAAGCTATAAACGAACTTGCTAAAAACATTGACGTAAGTACAAATGAAGGCAGGTTGATTAACCAAATGCAGAAGATAATGAAAGAAACAAATATAGCATTATATGACCCTGCAATAGTTCTAGAAGAACACAAATTAAATGTTTCTGAAATACAAACTAAGGGACTACTACACGGAGATGAGATAACCAGAGGAGTATACTTCGAAGCCACCGCCCATATATTTAGAGGCGAGTGGGGAGTCATGGAAGACTTTAAAGATGTTAGAGGCCCTTCAACGAGACCAGTAGATGCGTACGGGACGCCTACTCATAAGACATTCAGTATATGGCAGGCGATGACTGTATACAATGCTAATAGAGAGAATAGTTATTTCAGGGATAGTTTCCTAAAAAGATTAATAGCAGATTCGGGGCACTTTGATAAAGGAATCCAAAGAAAACTGCAAGCAAATGTCGCAGCGGCGTCCTATCTACAAGGTGGTCTTAATTTTGATCTAAGTAAGTATGATGTATATAACTTCACCCTTAGTGATATGAAATCAGATATCGCAGCCCTGTCCACTTTAGAAGCAGAATCAAGGGGAATAAAGTTTGCTGGACAAACACAAGAGAGAATTGAACAATACCTTAAAGCACAAGGCACACTGTCAGACAGGGAAGCAGAGCTGCTAGCTGCTGAGATATATGATAACGAGGCAGTTGTTAAAAGAATTAGACAATCCGGTACAATAATCCCTGACCGGAATAAGATAAAAGTATTTAGTGACGACATATTAAAACACGATTTACTTAAACTAGAAATGCCAGACCTAGAAGAAATGTTCAAAGGATGGGATTCTAATAAAAAAGCCGCAGTAAAAGAAATAATTAATAAACAAAGATCTACATTAATTGGACAAATTAAAAAACAATTAAGAAAAAGAGCAACATCCGCGGCTGAACTACAGAGACTTGAGCTAGAGTTAAAAAGATTAACAGGAGCAGCAACCGATGGGCGATTAAAAGACTTAGTAATAGCCACAGACGGCCCAATCAAATTAGGTTCAAATAAATATCAATTAGCGGGAAGATCCGCCACTATTGCTGAAATGATGCAATCTATTGACAACTTTAATACAAATGCAATCGCCCTAGCGGAAAACACTAATGGCCTTACCGAGTCCCAGCTTAGAGCCAAACTAGGGACCGAGTTTGATGACGTCTCTGCTAAGCTAGGCTCCAGGTTAATCTCCTTAGTTTACCAGGGCATAGCAATAGGCGAACATAAAGCAGGACAATTTTACGGAAGAGGCCTGCAATATGCTAAGGCAGTAGACGG